CAAAGATATTTTCAATATTCCAATCATGCAAGTCGCTATCTGGTTGTTCATGTTCATTAAGCGCCAATAAAACGCGCAGTTCACAAGCGTTATAGTCAAGTTCCAAGAAGGCGTCATTGTTTGGAGACAACAGAAAACGGCAGTCCTTACTCATGGTAAGGATTGGGAAACTATTCTTCTCTGTTGTAAGACGACCAGTTACAGCGCCAAACATGTTATAGCGGATAAACGGATCGCTTTTACGAAAGCATTTTTGCTTATTGATATTAACTTTTAGATCATATTCCTCTGCCACGTTTAGCTTTTGGCTTGCGATTTTGTTAACAACATGATCAAGTTCTTTAAGAAATTCATAATTGCTTGGCTTGCTTACGCTCTGTAGGATGTTTTCACATGCCCTAGAATAAGCAGACGCATATTTACGCATAAAAGATTCTGGAATGAAATCAACAAACAGATTTTTATCTTCGTGTGTTGTTGAATATGCTTTTAGCAGGGACTTAAGTTTTTTATTAAGTTCATCTAGCTCTGAGCTTGCTGGATGTTTGCCAGCAAGATACAACTTTATTCCATCAAAGTCGTTGTTATTTAGTTGTTTAATTTTGTTGTGAATTGTTTTTATAAAGATGCTCATGGAATCAACTTTTCAAAGTTTCCAAGAATATACACCAGCGTCTTTGCCTTGTCAAGCTCTTTTGTATATATCTTTGACGCCTGCTTAAATATTTTTTCTAACTTGACAAGATCATACTTATTATTATTTTCAACATTCAAAATTTTTAAATAATTCTTCATAAAAAAAAGCTCATTTTCTTTTGAAATAAAGCTTTCTATATCTGGAGGGTTGTCCCTAGAAAATGTTTCTAAGAGCGTTGTTTGCTTTTTTGCACAAAAAAATGGGCTAGAAAATGAATCTCTACGATCATATAATTTTTTATAGCTGTTATAAAAAAAGTTTTTTTGACTCTCATAGTCGATGTACAACAATACATTATAATATTTTTTTAATATTCCTTCTGGGGTTGTATCTGAAACTTCATCTACAGATTGATTAAGAATTTTTTTAATATTTGGATGAGATAAATTTGTAACTAATTGCCAAGGGGCATTTTCATCTATATAAAAGCCATATTGTTCACATAGTTTTCTTAACACTGGAAAATTCAAATCAGACATAAATCTGACTTTAAGCTGGTCATTGTTAAAATCGTCTGCCGAAAGCGTAAAGGTTATTCCATTTGTATTAAAATAGCTATATTTGGACCTTATATATTTTAAATGAGTTTGTATTGGAATACTTAAATTTGGTATGTTTTTTATATAAGTTTTAGAGTATTCTTTAATATTTATTGTCTGCAAATTAAGATCAAGATTGTTGATAATTTTTAAATTGAAATCATCTGCATTTTTTTCTTGTATTCCACTAAAATTTAAACCGGTTTGACTTCTTACTGGAAAAAGCAACGAGTTATTAATAATAGAATTGGGTGCTATTTTTTTTTGAACAAGCAAATCATAATATCTGCCTGCCATTTGTTTGTATGCAATAACGGCAAAATCTAATCCAACTATAGAATATTGATCATCAAATACTATTTTTTCTTCTTTAGGAATAATATCAAGATTGTTTTTATTTTTCAATCCATAATATATTTTGTCTCCAATAAGAAAGTTTTCAATATTTATATATTCAAATTGTGACAAAAAATCATTATAGCTTTTCTTGTTTTCAAGAATGATCTTTAATTCTATTTCTCTGCCATTATTGTAAACCATTTATAAAGATTCCTTATTAAACTCTTGCGGCTTTACCAAAACTAACAAACTTAGCTATTATATTGGTGCTAAAATCATTAGTATCAATATCGTGTGAAACTTTAGTAACCAAATAATATCCGCCCAAAGTAAATCTTCCAGCAATACTATTTGGCTGAGTAGATTTTCCAAAGCCAATTAAACTTGTGTCTACATAAATAATCTGACCCGGCTTGAAATATTGAAAACCAATACAACTTATATCCACATCATAACGAGATATCACATTAAATTTTTCACTCAATGGTAATCCAGAATTGTCATTCATCGCGTTTGAAATTAGTGCAGTTTGTCTTTGAGGAGAATTTATAGGAATAAATTTAATATCTTTTAATATTCCAGTTGTTGAGCCAACATAGAAGTGAAAAATTCCAGATTTTAAATTATCTAAATAATCGCCAGTTTTATCTATATTTCCGCCAAAATTAGAGTGAATAATGGCATATTTATATAAGCCTTGATTTACTATATCTCTTCTAACAAAAGGAGAAATTTTGGATTTTAAAAAAGAATCTCTTAAAGCGTCAATTCTTATGCTTGATCCTCCAATTTTTTTTGTTCCAAGTTTGCTAACAATGTCATATGGCAAATCAGTATAAGTAATTTCTATATTTTGATCAGAGAATGTTTTTAAAATTGCATGACTTTTGGCTACTGCTGTCAGCGTTTCATTTAAAATATATTTTTTTTCCCATTCGCTAAAGTTATTAATTAATTTTAAAACACAGTTGTTCATAAAATCTTTAACAAATTGCTTAAAAGGATAAGTTTGTAAGTTTTTAGAAACAACATCTCTAACAAACCAAGCGGCAAAATAATTATAAGCGATTGGTATTTTTGCAATATCAATACTTAACTTTTGAGAGCTTGAGCTTCTAAGCGCTTCTGGGCTTTCTGTTCCTACAATTTGACCAACCGAATAGGTAATATCAATAGTTCCAAGCACAACTTTGTAATTATCTAAGAATCTAGAAAATGTATTTACATCTCTTGACATATTACTAAGAGAATTATCATAAGCTGCTCCTATAATATCACCAACAAGAATATATGGAGAATGAATTACGCCATACTTTATTGGCTTGCTGATTTCTCCACTAGAAACAGCACTTTCTAAATCTCTTAAGGCACTATCAGCCCAAGAGCTGTCAGTCTGAGTGAACAGATCGTAAATTTGTTTTTCAGTAGAAGAGAGTTCTTCTGGTCTATTTTTTGCTTTTTTTATCGCATTTATTAGTTCAATTTGTGCGTTATCTTTTGTTGCTCCAGATATTTGCTTTGAGCCTTCACTAGAATCGTCAACAAAAAAATCATATGAATTTCTAATAGAATAAAGCGGTGCAAATTCTATATCAGTTTGAGATGGTGCGCCTTCCTGCCCGGGGTATAACATCAAATTTGCTTGGCCCTGATAAATTCTATTGGCAGCAAACAAATATGTCATAAAAGATGTATATTTTAAATTTAATAATTTTGTTTGATTGGTGGCAGTTAATTCATCAAAAGAACTGATTTCTTTTTGTAATTTTTCGGAAGATTCGCTTAAATCTCTTTTTAATTTTTGAAGCCTGTTAGACTGCTCTATACTTAAATCTTGTTCTGTTTGTATTTTTACTAAAGATGCTATTTCGTTTTCAGCAGCATCTTTTTTTGAATTAAAATCTTCTTGAAGTAATTCTTTTTTTATTTTAGCATCTTCAATTTTGGCACTAATACTTTCTGTCGATAAACCATAAAGATAATGATTAACTAAAACGTCGGCTTTCATTTCTTCAAGAGAAGATTCTGCTGCTCCAATAAAATCCATAGTTAAAGTTACGCTACCGTCCATATTAAAACCAAAATTATAAGATTTTAAATTTACCAATAGCGCTAAATGTTCATCAGTTAATTGCTCTGTGTTTTGACTGGATTTAGTGCTTGGATCGGGATCCGCCCACCCAAGCACCAAAGAATAGGTGACTTTATTTTTATTTTGATCAAGAGTTGGTGTTGTTAATAATAATGTATAATTTGGATTATTAACTAAAACATTTGCGTTGGCAAAATATAAACTCATTGATATTTTATATGCGTAATAAGCACCAGTATTACTAATAACATCAACTTTTAAAGATTTCAAACCACAGCCAGAATTTCCTTGAACTATTGAAGAAAAATCTTTGCGCTTATAAAAAGTATCAAAATTTATTTCAGATGCTTTTTTAAAATCAGGAGTTCCTTTTATGTTTGGAACTCTTGAAAATCTTACATATGAAATCAAAGAGGCAATATCTCTAGAATTTAATTTTAATAATTTTTTGCTGTAAGTCCTAGATAAAAAATAATTTATTATTTCACTAGTTGTTTCTGGGTTTTCAACACCAGTAGAGACTAAAAAGTCCACGTTAAAAAAATTATCTGGTCTGCCAGTTATGATATAATCATCTGGTAAAATTAATTGTTCTTGGTTTGTTCTCGCTCTTATAAATAATTGTGTAAATAAAGCATATTGATATAATTCATTCATATCAATCTGATTTATTGATAACATATTATATTTGTTAATCACTCTGTTAACAAACTGCTTTTCTGAATCGCTCAAACTGGCCATTTTAATATCCTATAGAGTTTAAAAATGAATACAAAGGAGTGGGAACATAAACATTTTCTCCGACTGTAAAATGTTGCTCTGTTGGTTTTTGATTAAATAAAGCAAGTATCCACCAATAGCTAGGATTTCCATAATATTGACTTGCTAATTTTTCTATTGAATCACCCTGCTTCCAAATATGAGCTATAATATCAAATCCCTGTATTGATTCGACAGATGGGTAAGTTAAATAACTTGTCTCCAGTTGATTTATATTTGTAACTCCTTTATTAAAAAATTTTCTTCTATAAAGGAAATCTTTATTATTTATTATAGCTCTATCTATATTTCTATTCATTCTTAATCAACTCCAAATAAATTTTACGGGGTTTGCCCACCACCGCCCTGCCCCGCCATTTTTCCTTGAGAAGCAGCGGCAATAGAGCTTTCTACTTTCGCAACCGCGTCCGCTGCGCCAGCAACACCTTGGGCGGGCTTGGGAGGAAAAGCACCACCAAGCAATGGACCTTGCCGATTTTGCCATACATTCCCCGACCATCCAATAGCTTTTGTGTGCAAAACATTGAAAGTTAGATTGACTTTATATTCTTTTGGAAATAAATAATTATTATCAGCGATAAAATATCCAGACTCATTAACTGGTGAAAAATCAAAGCCTGAAAAATATCCATGAAGAAAATCTCCATTTTCAGTTATAAGATTGTGCATTTTCATTTTGCAAATTGGTGGAGATGCAATACCAGATACCACATTTAAATTCAAATATTTTGGATATTGAAAAGATGCCAAACTCGACAAGGCTTCAAGGTTCTTTTGTGATTCTGCTTCTGAAGCTGCTGGAACAACAAACGCCACTGTAATAGTTCTAGATGTATTTTGAAAATTTACGATTGGATCCATTCTACCATAAACATTTTGAGTTTTAAAGTTTGGTTTAAAACTGTCATTAAAAGAAGTTAAGAACAATCCGAATTCAATGCTTTTACCTGTTGGGGAATGCACTATTTCAATTTTAAATTGTTTTGTATATGGTGAAATATTTGTAACTGGCACGTTTATTTACTCCTATCCGATATAAGGATTTCTAGCATTCGTTGTTGCTATGCTTTCAGCTAAAGTTCTACCATCTAATTCTACAACTGTCTTAGTGTTTTTATCGCGAATTTCGACTAATACAGAAATCATTTTATCTAATTTTAATATAAAATCACCATCAGATTTTGATGCAATTGCTGTTCCGCCTCCAACTGGAGTTATAGAATCTTTTGGATCCAATTTAACAACTGCATCGCCTTTTGGAACTGGAGCAACGCCGCCCGTTCCCTTCGCCGCATTTACACTTCCTTTAACTTTTTCTTGATCTGCAAAAACTCCTCCGCTCTCGCCTCCAGTCGCGCTGCCGACAAGTTTATAAACAGTGAAAGCAGCCAAGCCAGCGACGGCAAGACCACCAAGCGCTGCCAAAGGATTTGCAAATGCCAGAGCAACAGCATTTGCTATAGCTTGAGCAATTGTTGTTTGTCTTAAAAAAGCCATTGCACCACCTGCTTTCATAATTGCGCCAGTGAATTGAATTATTTTACCAGCAGCAAAAACGCTTGCCATTAAAGGAACTAAATCTTTAAAATATTTTATAATGTTGACAAGTTTGTAGCTAAGTTCTACAATGGATTTTATTAAATTTACAAGAGCATTAACATTTTCTTCCGAGGCGAATGCTGCATTAAAAGCATTTTGTAGCTGTGTAAGAATTGTCTGAGTTTTTTCAGACACTTTATTTAAATCATTTTGCTTTTTTTCTGCTATTTCTTGTTGACGAATATAATCTTCTACGCCCCTTGCTCCATTCTGAAATACTTGCATAAATTGCTTTTCATCCATCTTGGCAGCAGAAGCAAAATATTTTATCTGCGCTCTGTTTAAATTTTCTAATGATACGCCAGATTGATCAAAAGCATTTTGTAAATATTTTAATGTTTCTACTGGACCTTTTTCAAGAGAAAGATTCATCAGTTCCAAAGTATCAACAAATTGCCCACCAAGAGCAATATTTAATTCACCGGCAGCATCCGCAGCTTTCTCAAATGAATCATATTGATCCATTATGCCAAACAATTCTTTGGTTTCCATACCAAGTTTTTTGGCTGCAATCGCTGTTTTTTCAAAAACATCAACAGCCCTTGTCCCAAAGCCAACAAGTTTTGGGGTTAATGCTGTAAAATCTTCAGTAGACTTATTGCCATCTTGAAGAGTTTTGCTTAAAGCCGCTAATTTTAAAGCTGTCTTTTCTGCTTGTTGAGGAAGCATTCCAAAAACTTTGGTTAAATCATTAATTTGTTTGCCAAATGTTTTTGTGCTTATGCCAGCCTTATCAAGAACGGAAGCAGTTGTAATTAACGATCTTTGTGTGCTTTCAGAATATGAAGAAAATTCTGCAACTTGTTGGGTTAAATCGCCAAAGGCTTTAAACGCTTCATCTTCTGAAACACCAAGCTCACGCAATCCCTCTCTCATTTTTCCTATTGTTGGCATAAATTGATCTAAATTACCAAACTCTTTAAAAGCTTTTACTGGAGCTTCAACGACTTGCATTATCATATCGCGCAAACCAGATATTCTTGTGCCCAACAATGGAATATTAAATCCATCCAATAAAGATTTAGAAATATCTGTTATCTTTTTTCCAAGATTATCTAATGATTGACCAAGTTTTTTTCTAATTTCTTCTTCTTTTTGTTTTATTATTTTTAGTTGTTTTTCTTCTTCTTCTGTTATTTTTTTTTCTGCTTGAAATATCTTTTCGGCTTCTTTTTTCTGTTTTTCGGCTAAATCTAAAATTTCTTTTTTGTCTTTTAATTGTTCCTTTAGTGTGTCTTTTTCCGATCGTTCGACAGATAATTTTTGTTTTAAACTGTTTTCTAAATTTTGGTCCGATATCTCTTGTGCTTGTTTTATTTGTTTTATTGTTTCTTGAATTTTTGCTTCTTGTTCTGCTAGTTTATTTTTTACTTGTTGTAATTCTTGAGTTTTTGTTGTTAACTGAAACATTGCTTCGTATGTTTCTTCTTGTTTTTTCAAAAGTTGTTGTTCTGCCTCAAGTTCCTTTGTAATTCTTTCTCTAACATTTTCAATTTCTTTGGCTTGCTTTAAAAGTTCGTTTTGCTGCTCAACTAGTCTTTGAGAAGCTTCTTGTAGGCTTCTAATTTGCTCATCTGTCAAAATTGTATTTGCCATAACTACTATTCCCTATCATGATTAAAATAAATAGTTATTAACGAGAGTTTTGATTTTGTGCTTTTTCTATTTCATCGGCTTCTTTTTGTTTCTGCTCTACAAGCCTATCATAATACCAATTCCTAATAGTGATTGGAAGATTATAAAGTTCAAAAAAACTCCAACCACCATGATATTTCATTTGAAATATCTGTTCATAAACAGATTGTATGTATCTATCACTCAGGCCAAAAAAAGCTTACAGTTAGAGGCACCTCTACCTCTTGAGTAGCGCTGCAATGCGAACAAGTGAAACTTTGTTTATTTTTAACCGTTGGAGATATGAAGTTGTACATTCGACGTAAAAATTTGGCATCAAATGCAGGCATTGAATCAATAAATTTATTAATATAAGATTTGTCGTCTTCATCATTTATTGAAACAACAAATTGCTTCATTTGATCAGTTAAAGAAGAATCTGGAAGATTTTGCTTCTTTTTAGTCTCAGACATATTGTTTAATCTTTTTTCATCTGCACCACTTAGTAATCTAAATTCAACAGAAGCTTTTGTTTTTGGAAGTTCTAAAATAAATGTTCCAGCATCTGTGAGAATTATTTCAGCACTTTCTAATTTTTCTGAATCTGGGAAAACATTTTCAAATAAACTTAAATCAAAATTATATTTTGAATTTTCAGAACAAGATGGGCAGCTAACATTAACTTCGTATTCAGAACCATATCCAGTGATTCTGGCACCAACGATTAAAGCACTTTTGTCACATAAAAGAATGCTGTCTAAATTAACTTTTTTATCTAATATAACATTAGATAATAATTTATCAATTACAACACCCTTTTGAATATAGCTTTTATTTACAAGAATATCTTCATCCTTCGCAGTCATAAAGCGGATTTCAACACTTTCTTTACCATACCAAGGGTGTTCTTTGGAATAAAATAAACCTTTTGATGGTAAATCAACTATCTGTGTTGGAGTTGCTATTTCTACTGGGTTGTTAACTCTTGCTTCATTATTGACTAGGGCTGCTACATCAGATACATTCGCAGCCCCTAGCCTCTCTTTATTACGCATAAAAACCTCATTTATTTATTATTAAGCATTAATATATGGAACGCCAGCAGTAGTTATTGTAGCAAAGTCATAAACTATTGTTGCTGTAATTTCTACCATATCTTCGCTGGCATATGATAAGTTGCCAAATTCAACATTTGAAACAAATGAATTGTTCAAAGTCCATGTTTCAATTGGTTCGCCTTCAGAATCAATTTGTTGAATTCTAATCTGACCTAATGCAGTTGTAGCTTTATCACGGGAAACTGTTTCTCTATTAAGTGAATCAACTGGAATATTATAGCCTGAATTTCTTAATAAATTATAGAACGAATTAGTAACATCTGGGCTACCGGGGTCAGCGAATGTCATTGTAATATCGTTCCATGTAACTTTTGTTGGATATTTAAATTCGTGATTCAAATATTGATGTTTTGAAACACCAACTGTGAAAGCTGGCTTCTTAACTGTTTTTGCAATAAATGGATCAAAGTTGGCAACATAAACAAGAAATCTATATTGACGCTTTGGATCTAAAGCTGGATCTGACCAAAATGAACTCGCCATATTACTACTCTCCTATTAATCTTGGAATGATGCACCTGAATTGGTGATTACGAAATCGATTGCGATGAACTCAATAGCTCTTGTGGGCTTCAAGAAGATCTTCGCATACATTATGTTTTGATCAATCAAGTCTGGCGTAGTTGTAGTTCTATCGAGGATTACTCTATAGTCATCTAAGCCAAATCTTGTCTTAACACTCGCCATTAAAGGATTAACTTGACCCAAGAAGGTATTCCAAGTTACTTCGACATTTGGGCTAAAGAGTAATCTTGAGGCGATTCTTGAAACTTCTTTCTTTAGATAAATCATTAATCTTCTAACATTAATTCTGTCTAGAGCAGAACGTGTAACTTGTAGGGTCTTTTGACCAAATACAACAATACCTTCTGCTGGGAATTGGGCAATAGGATTAATGTTTGCCTCGTATAGCTTATCTCTTTGCTTGGAGGTTAGTTGTTCAGAAACTTGGATTACTGGAATACCAGCAGCGCCTTCTGACAAGCCGCCTCTCGTAAAACCAGCGGGGGCAAACCAAGGATCGGCTCTTCTATCAGTGTTTGAGAATACACCCAAGGCAGCAATAGAAGGTGGTGCCCACAATGTAGCATTGTTAATTGTATCTCTAATTCTTACCCAAGGGTAGTAGGTACAAGCGTAGCTTGAATTGATGCCTCTATCTCTTAAAGTAGAGATGACATTATCAAGATTGCTTGAACCATCACCACCAGAGCCACCATTGCCTAAGCCGTAAGCTGTGGCGCTTTCATGGCGGGGTGTATAAACACCGGGCAAATCAATGATTGACAAAGCATCGCCGCGAGCTTCTGCGACGGCAATCATCTTATCTGTAACTGTAGCATTTGTGATGCCGGGAACTGCCAATAGATTCATTTCGACTCTTTCGGCGTCTGACACGGCGTTTATTGCCTTAACAACAGAGTAAACAGCATAATGATTTAGCGCATTTTTTCCGTCCATATCTTTATTATTAAATGGATCGCTCTCTCTAACGTCAAAGCCGTCAAAGCCGCCGTATAGAGGAACATTGAATCTGTTGATTCCAATGTTTAATGAGCCTGTATAACCAAATCTAGCTGTTAAAGATGTTCCAGCTAATCTGCTTCCAGATGAATATGTAAATGAGGAAGCAGTCAATGAACTTCCGACAATATCATCAAGAGTGAATGTGTCTTGAGTTGTGCTAGTTACAGTTGTTGATATAAAGCGAACCAAATCGACGTAGCTCTTATCAGAGTATAATAGATTTGATTTCTTATTATATGTTGGACCCCAATATGCATTTGTTGGGGCGCTTAATGAACCGGTTGTGGTATCATTTCTTAAGACGAATTTTGGATATACTATTGCCGCAGTTAATGCGCCGGAACCAGTAACTACATTGCTTGTTGGCGAAACGGCCAAATTACTATTAGATAAAGCACCGCCAGATATACTAAAATTTGTTGGTCTTGGAGGTAAATAACATCCAAATGGTAGATAAGCTGGATTTAGTGAGCCGGCGTCTAAATCGTCATTTGTTACAACTCTTATGAACTTAGAACGATTTGGATAATTACCAAGCAAAGTGTACATGTTTGTAGAATCTGACCAATCTAATCTCTGATCGCCAATCTTCTTAGCAATATAGTTTTCAGAGAATGGATTTAAATTACACCCAGCAAATGACTCAACAATCTTTGGTGAAGCATCATTGTCTTTTGCTTCTCTTACGACAACTGTAAATGTTCCATATGGATCGGAAGTATTGCTAGATGGCTTAACATCTTGAATAGAGATTTTAAATCTTCTTTGATTGGATTCGCCAGAGCCTAAATCTTCAAAGTAGAATAGTTGTTGTTTTTGTGTCACATTGAACGCACTAGATGTTCCCAAATCTTGTGAGAATACCCAGCCAGTTATTGATTTGGCACTTTTAGAATTGTGATCGCCAAAGTCGGCGCTACCACTCTCTAGCTTGAATACAACACCAAAATTAGTGCCAGTTGAAGTTACAACATTTCTTACATTTTCTTCATATGTTTCACCCAAGAAGTATTTCTTTTGAGCATCTGCTTTAGTTACGGTTGTATTTGTTAATATTGGATTTGTATTGAAAACTTTGCGAATGTAGAATTCGCTGTTTTCATCAAAGTTAAATTTAGTTTTGTCTGTTTCGCCACTAGTGGAACCAGAGAATTGCCCAATAAAATAGGTTGGACCATCAGATGACAAACTTTGTATTACAGAACTTGTGCCAGCTATTTGTGTTATACCTGCTCTTATTGCACCAGATAATTGAAATTCTGTTGTACCATCTGTATAAAATACAGCAGCCAGTGTGCCATTTGAAGAGGCAGAATCAATTAAAAATAAGCCCCAAGTATCGCCGCTAGTAAATTTCCAACCAGCTTTTGTATCAGTTGCATTTTCATCTTGATCGCCCAACAATCTTACGATTGTAGCCTTATTGGAGTTTCTCAACCAAGCTTGTGCAGCGTAAGTTGCATACATGGGAGAAGTAAAGTTACCATCTCTCCAAACATCATCACCAGAGCCACCAGCTACTGGATTACCAAACATTTCAATAAAATCAGAAAAAGAACCGACTTCAACTGGAATCATGCCGGGACCACGTTCGGTTCTACCGATAATCACTGGACCAATTGGAGCGGCTTGTCTTGGTAATTGAGAATTATCAATCTCATCGATGAAAACACCGGGGGATACGAAT